GTACGGCTGCCAACTCAACTCTCACTTCACTGGTAAAAATAAGTGGGATACTAACTTTGGTGTGGCTTCTATGGCAAGTCTTTTCGGCTCTCTTAGAGATGGAAGATTCCAGGATAACAATTTAATAGAACTACCAAGCAATGAAGGTAGCGAAGGTCTTAAGGCGTTAGTCCAGCAGTTAATTACCTGGAAGCCTGAGACCAGAAATGCTACCGACTGCGTGATGGCTCTTTGGTTTGCGGTGATTCGCCTACGCGAAATGATGCAAAATGGAACCCAGCAACAACGTTGGGTGCAGAACCGATGGGCAACTAGAGCACAGACTCAACGCAGGGTATCAGTGAATTTAGATGAAGCCATTGCCGAACAATGGCAAGAGATATACGGATAGGAAGACAAATGCCAAAAGCCCCAAAGATACCAGGAAGACATCTTCCTAATTTCCCAGATGATTCATACGTAACGCCTGAGTACTCTTTGAACTCTGGCAATGGTCCAATAGACCCAGGCTTTAACAGTGGTCCAATGTCAAAAAAGTTGACTAAATGGGCTAAAAAAAATAAAGACTTATTTAAGAAGTAAGGATACTAATGGCACTAACGGTTGAGCAAGTCGCTGCGCGAGTAGAATCTCTGCGCTATCGCGCTGCAGAACGCGATGCTCGCAATCTTGACGTACTTGCTGTGCGTAAAGGGCAGATTGCTACGGTCTATCCTGACTTCTTTCCAGATGGGGTAGATGCGAATGTCGTTGCGAATTTTGTGGATGTTGTTGCACGAGACCTCTCAGAGGTTATGGCGCCACTACCAGCGGTCAACTGCAACGCAGCGAACTCGGTTTCTGATAGGGCTCGCAAATTTGCTGATACGCGTACTCGCATTGCCTCTAACTATTTTGCTCATTCAGATTTATCTGTACAAATGTATCAAGGGGCGGACTGGTATATCACATATGGATTCCTCCCGTTCATAATTGAACTGGATGAAGAAGCAAAACTGCCGCGTATCCGCCTAGAAAACCCAATAGGTGCTTACCCTGATTTTGACCGCTACGGTCGGTGCGTTGCTTTTGCGAAACGCTACTCAATGACACTTGGCGAATTGGTCACACAATTTCCTGAATATGAGTATGAGTTGCTCGGCAAACTTCGCTATGAGCAAGACTTAAACACTCAGGTTGAGATGATTCGCTATTACGACAAAGACCAGTCGATGGTTTACTTGCCAACAAAGAGCAACCTAGTTCTCTCTAAGGCTAAGAATCCATTGGGCAAGATGATGATTGTTGTAGCCCGCAAGCCATCCGTTGATGGCGAAATGCGTGGTCAGTTTGATGACATCATCGGTATCCAGTTGCTACGCAACCGCTTCGCGTTGCTTGCAATGGAAGCAGCAGAGAAGTCCGTTCAGGCTCCTATCGTTCTACCTTCCGACGTACAAGAACTTATGCTTGGTGGAGATGCGGTTATCCGTACTAACTCACCAGCGGGCGTTCGTCGTGTAGAACTCACATTGCCTCAAGGCGCATTTACCGAGCAGACATTGCTCAATCAAGAAATGCGTGTGGGTGCTCGTTATCCTGAAGGACGTACTGGAAACATTGATGCCTCTATCGTTACAGGACAAGGCGTACAGGCTCTTATGGGTGCATTCGATACCCAAGTCAAGAGCGCTCAAGCAATCTTTGCTAGCGCGTTGCGCGATGTAATTCAGGTTTGTTTTGAAGTAGATGAAAAGATTTTCCCTGAGCAAAAGACCATTCGTGGTGTTGATGCTGGTAGCCCATATGAAATCTCATATAATCCTCGTAAGGATATTAAGGGTGACTACTCAGCAGATGTCCGCTACGGAATGCTCGCTGGACTAAATCCAGCACAAGGTCTTATCTTTATGCTCCAGGCTCTCGGTGGTGGTTTGATTTCTAAAGACTTGGCTATGCGCGAACTTCCCTTCACAGTCAACGTCACACAAGAACTTGAAAAGATTGAAGTTGAGAATATGCGTCAGGCTTTGCTTGGCTCACTTACTGCCTATACGCAGGCAATCCCTGCGATGGCAACACAAGGTGGAGACGCATCCGAAGTTGTACGTAAGATTGCTTCAGTCATCAAGGCTCGCCAACAGGGACAGGCGCTCGAAGATGCGATTGAGGAAGTATTTGCTCCTCAAGAACAGGTTCCTTCCGCTGGAGTTGCCCCTGAAATGGTTGAGCAACCGTCCCCTGCTCCCTTAGGCGCTCCAGTGGAAGGCGCTCCTTCACCAGAAATGATGGGAGCACCAGCGCCCGCAGCAGGAGCACCAGACATTCTAAGCCTATTATCTTCACTATCAGGTGGAGGAGAAGCAAGCGCAAGCGTAAGAACTATTCGACGACGATAATCTAGGAGGGGACGATGACGACGATTATTGGAATTGAGTACGACGATAAGAGCGTCCTCGTAGCCGATAGCCGAGTGATTGATGATTCAGGGCGAATCTATGCTCACAAGGTAATGAAGAAAATTGCATCACGTGGTGCGTTATTAGTCGCAGGAGCAGGAGAAGTTGCACCTTGCGATATAGCCCAGAACATCTGGACACCGCCACAGTTCACAGCAAAAGATAAGAAAGACCCATATCGCTTTATGATTGTTAAGGCGATGCCATCACTTCGTAAATGCCTGGTTGAGAATGGCTATAACTTTGACGAAGACAAGAAAGACGGAATGAGATTCCAGTTCTTGATGGCAGTAGGCGGAGAACTATTTGACGTAGACGAAGATTTGTCAGTTATGAAAAGTGACGACAATATCTACGCAATAGGTTCAGGTGGAGCATTCGCGCTAGGCGCGTTATATGCAGGAGCCGAGCCTATGCAAGCGATGGAGATTGCTTCTAAAGTCAGCGCTTACTCAGCGCCTCCATTCTATGCAGAAGAACAATTAAAATGAGCAGATTTACAGAAGCCATAAATGAGGCTATGCGAATCCTTGCTGAAGAACTAGATGATTCAGAGAGCCAAATCTGTACAGGATGGGTTCTTGTTAGCGAGTGGTCAGATTATGAGGGCACTCGATATTTAATGACAGACGTAAGCGATAATATGAATCCTTGGCTTGCCAAGGGAATGTTATTGAGCGCTGAAGAATATTCATACACACCAGAGGAGAAGTGATGGTAAGCGGAGGAATGAGACCTACTGCGCCACAGAATAACCCAACGAGCGTTTCTGCTACTGGTGGCAATGGGCAGTCAGGAAAGTTTGTGGCAGAAAAGGTTGCTAAGGCAACACAACTTCGCCCCTCAGGTTTTGCTCAAGGAGAAAATAGGGCTATGGCACAACAGATTACGCAAGGTGGCAATGTGGCTGGCACAGCAAGTGCAGCAAATCCAGCATCTGAGGTACCAGCACCTTCTATGAACTTTGCTAGTTTGATGTCTGCTATCGAACCACTTGATGCAGAGCCAACAGAATATCTTCCGATTACAGATGGCGTAGAGGGCGTAGGACCTGGACGAGGTGGAGAAGCGCTACCAAGAAGTCTTAACCCTGATATGCGTCAGATTGAGAATGTAGATTTAATCAAGAAGTATGGACCAGACCTGATGAACGCAGCGCGTATGCCAGGTGCACCTGATTCATACAAGCGAATGATTAACGCCTTATTCAGAGAGTTAATGTAACTGTGTGGTTAGAGAATACATTCTTTGACCATCTAGACAAATTCGGTAACTCCCTAGGTTACGATAACTTCGGGATTGCTTTTATGCTGTCTATGGTCCCTTGGGAAAGCCCAACTGATAGAGATAATTTTATCAGAGAGATTACAGGTCAAGACGTTAAAGGTGGAGAACCTTCTAACTTCAATCCAGAGATTTTGGAGTTCTAAATGGCATTTTGGGATAACTTCAAGAAGTCTCTTGGCGGTGACCGTGATGCAATGCAGAAAATTGTTGACACTCTTTCGCCTTGGAATATAGCCAAAAGAAACATTCAAGATAATACAAAGCGCGTACTTGGCGTAGCCAAAGATGTAGCAGAGGTAACACGACCAGTAACTGAGCCAATCGGTAAGGTTGCAGGGTTTCTTGGCAAAGGCGCAATGGCGCCATTTCAAGCACTAGGCATTATGCCAGGTGCAGGTCCTGGTGGTACAGCACTTCGCGCTGGTGCAAGAATCGGAACAACTCGAGTAACTCAGCAACTTGAGCAGGGAACTGGCACTGATATTAACGCCATCCTAAAAGATGGAATGTCTCAATACACTGAGCAAACTGCTGCAGAGGCTGCGATTCCATTTGACCCACTACTACAAGTGGCTGCTGTTGCTGAAGAAAAAGTATTTAGCCCACTTGTAAAATTACTTTGTAGGTTTTGTATGCCGTGGTAAAAACGCCAGCCGCCATTGATACGGTGCTAACTGCGCTAAACGATGCGCCAGTTATGTAGGTCATACCGCCTACCACCAATGTCTGCCATGCTGAACCGTCGTAATACTGAACGGCTGATGATCCAGCAATGTTTTCAATGTACGCCATTTGGCCTTCAGCAAGCGTTTTTTCACCTGTGCCACCAAACGCCGCGTCACGCGTCGTGGTGGTTGCGAACACGGGGATTCCGCAGTTCACGTTGTCCATTTGGGCGGCTGTTAGCACCTGCCCTGCGGTGAAGTCATAAACGGTGGTTACTGCGTTGGCTCCCATAGGTGTCTCCTATCCTAAAACATTCAAAGCGTCAAGAACGCCATATGTGGCGTCGTCCAATATGAGC